ATGGATAGGCTGTTTGAAAAAAGTGAAAAGGATAAGCTATTGCAAATGTTAGGAGTAGGATCAAACTGCTTTTGCAATTTTCCATTAATGAAACAGGCCTACAAAAAAGCTTCAAAGAAATTTCATCCAGATAAAGGGGGTAATAATGAGCAAATGATGCTTCTTAATTCTTTGTGGCAAAAATATCAAGAAGGAATAATTGACATGAGAAATTCAGAGGTATGTGATATTTCTATTGGAGAGCTACTAACAATAACTCTGCAAGAGCATTTTGGTAGTAAGCTGAGGGAGATGATGCTGAAAACACCTCTTTGCATTGTTAAGGGCTATACCTCTTGTAAGTGTATTTGCAGCTTGTTGATTAACCAGCATAGTCAACTGAAGGAGATCCTTGACAAAAAGTGCCTTACCTGGGGTGAATGCTTCTGTTACTTTTGCTTCCAACTGTGGTATGGATTACCCCATAACTGGGATACCTTTGAACTGTGGTCTGCTGTTTTAGCTGAATATCCTACAGGCCTTCTCCAGCTTGATCTAAGTAAGTATGGTTTTAAAATTATTCTTTTGTTTTGAAAAGTTTCAGGTAAATTTATGGATTTTTTTAGGTCTTTTCTGATGCCTATGGAACTCCATCCTTCAGACAAAGGTATGCAGAGTCCTGGACCGGAGTACCTACCCATGAAGGCCCTAGGAGAGCATCAGATTTATACTGTGATGAGTCCTGTTCTTCAGGAGATGAATCCCCTTCCTCCCCTGGAGAGCCAGACTATAATTCTGCAGGAACCTCAGGATATAATAGCTATCCCTTCTCCTCTACCCCCTTTTCCTCTACCCCCTGCCCTCCCTCCACCTCTGCCTCCCAAGAAGAATCGTCCTCGTCGTTCAGTGAGTCTCAACACACACACTCCGAGAATTCAACCACTTCTGGAGAGAGAGGTGGAAGAGATGAAGCTCACTCTCCAGAAAAAAGAAGACGAGCTGGTGAGAACCTGGATGGATCTAATCCTAGCTCGCAAGCTAGCTTTGCAAGCACGCCGCCAAAAGGAAAAACAAAGAATCCTGATAGTCCTACTGATTTGCCTTCTTGTCTGTTTGATTTTGTCAGTCATGCTGTATTTAGTAATAAGACGGTGAATTCTTTTATTATTTACAGTACCTTTGAGAAAGCTGCTTTGCTTTATGAAAAGGTGGATAAATTGAAAATTGAATTTAAGAGCTTGCACAGGTGGGAGGAGACAGGATCTGGCCTATTAGTGCTATTAACTATAACAAAACATAGATTATCAGCTGTTAAGAATTTCTGTCAAACCTTTTGCACTGTCAGCTTCCTTATCTGTAAAATATTACTCAAGCCACTTGATTGTTACAGGTATATTTGTAAAGCACCCTTCAAAGAGGTCAAGGCTAACAAAATATTACTCAGCACTGATTTTGATGATGGGAAAGAGGAAGCATGTAATTGGAATAAAGTTGCAGAGTTTGCAGTTGAGGCTGATTTAGATGACCCTTTACTAATTTTGGCCCATTATCTTGATTTTGCTTCTGCTTACCCATGCATAAAATGCTTAAAGCCTAAGATCAAGGCCCATGATATGCATGAAAGCCACCATACCAATGCCACCCTTTTTCAAAACTGTAAAAATCAAAGGTCAATCTGTAACCAAGCTGCTGATGTAGTGCTTGCAAAAAGAAGGTTGTTATTAGCAGAGAGTACAAGGGAAGAATTGCTATGCCAGTGCTTTGAGAAGCAGTTAGAAAGGTTAAAAAAGATAGATGAAATGCAGATTATTAATCATATGGCAGGAGTGGCCTGGTATGCTTGCATGTTTGAAGAATTTGATGTCATTTTGTTTAATATTCTGAGGTTACTGACTGAAAATGTACCTAAACAGAGAAATATTCTGTTTAGAGGGCCAGTAAACACAGGAAAGACCACTCTGGCTGCAGCCTTGATGGATTTGGTGGGAGGAAAGAGTTTAAATGTAAACTGTCCTGCAGATAAGTTGAACTTTGAACTTGGCTGTGCTATAGACAGATTTGCAGTAGTTTTTGAAGATGTAAAAGGCCAAAATACTATTAATAAGAAGTTACAACCAGGTCAGGGAGTTTCAAACCTAGATAATATGAGAGATTATCTAGATGGGGCAGTACCTGTGAATTTGGAGAAGAAGCATGTGAATAAAAGAAGCCAAATTTTCCCACCTTGTATTGTAACTATGAATGAATATGCATTGCCCCAAACCCTGTTTGTAAGGTTCTACATGAAGCTAAATTTTAGCCCTAAGGCTAACTTACAAGCTGCATTAGAAAAAACACCTTCCCTTTTGCAAGAGAGGATCCTCCAAAGTGGTTTAACATTGTTCCTTCTTCTTATGTGGTATTATTCTAGCTCTAAATTTAGCCCCACAATCAGAGAAAAAATCTCAAATTGGAAGGTTATTGTTGAAAAGGTTGTAACTCATGAAATGTACTGTAAAATGCTTGAGAATGTGGAGGTGGGGGAGAGTCCTTTAACAGATATTTTAGAGGAATATGAAGACACTGATTCATAAATAAAATTGTTTATTATTTACAAACAGTTGTCATCATTTAATCATAGCCACCTTGCTGTGGGGGGGGCACTGTCTTGTCCTGTCCAAACTGGTCTATATATCTTTTGAGGTCTGGGTCTGCAGGGAGCCCCTCCTTTCCTTGGTAAACCCTCACTTCTTCAATTTGACTGTTTGGTCCAGACATGGGCTGACCATCAACCTTAGGCATAAGGCCTGAAAATAGACTTCCAAGTAATGAGGAAATGGGATAGGGGTTTCTCACTGCCCTTTTTCTGAGAGTTATTTTGAAATATCTGGGTAGGCCTCTATACCTCACTCCACTTGCAGCTTTATGCAATAAGCCACAAATGTCTGCACAAGAAACAAACAACCCATCCCCTTTGCAGAGGGGTCCCACACCATTTTCATCTAAAAGCACAGTGCTAACACTGTTTGTGAACTGCAGTGTGGGTGGAGTAGTAAGGCCACCCACAAATGAACCAAAATACCTGCTGTTTTCATTCCTGGCTGGGTCTGGGCTCCATTCTTCTATGGGATAAAAGCCATCCTTATCCAATTTAGCCTTAGCTGTTGGAACAAGTCCCTGTAATTTATAAAGATTGTTTGTGGGAAGTTTCACTATATCATTAACATGAAGGGTTTTTGCAGGGACAGAGGTAGAATAAGAGGTGCTGCCTATCATTTCAAGGCCCTGCAAATCCAGGGGCTCTCCCCCAACTGCAAACATGTGATATTGAATCCCATTAATGGGTTCTCCCTCCCCATTATTATCAATCACCTTGCTTTCCTTAATGTGAACATTAATAAGGGATCCTATTCCCACTACTTCAGTTTTACAAGCAACTGCCTCCCACATCATCAGGGTTTGACATGTCATATCTTCATTTAATAGAGGTAATTGCACTCTGGCACAGCTATACTGTGGAAGCTGGGTGCTGAGAAGCAAATTGGAGCCATCTTTTCCATCTCCTTGATGCACAACTTCACTAAATCCATACCAGTCCTTTTTGGATGTGTCTGAAGCATCATTTATGCCCATCCTAGGCTCCAGGAACAGCTCAATTTCAGTTGTTGTGTCAGGCCCTGTCACCACATTTAAAACTTCAACCCCTCCCTTTATAATAAGCTTAGGTACAGGTGTAGGCACTGGACAAGGTGCTGCAAAACATCTTTGCACACATTGCTTCTTAGGCCTGGGACAGGCAGTGTTAACACAGCGGGGTCTTTTCTTTGGAGCCATTTAACCTTAAAATCAAAGGAAGCATCCAGTCAGGAATAGAAGGCTGATAAGTCCCCCCAGGGGTTTGGGGTAGTTGAATTATGTCCCCACTCTCCTGGGAAGGGTCTGTTGTGGGAGTTCTTTGCCTTACCCAGCGGGATTTGGTAATTATCTCACCAAACTTTGATCTTGTGGGAATGTCAATCCTATCTAATTCATCTGGATAGTTCCCATGGAGAGACCCACACCAGTCCAAGGGGTCAAACTGATGGGATAAATTCACATGTAAATATTTAGCTATATCCCCAAAAATAGCTTCCAACTGCTCTGCCATCCGGTTCCTATTAACAGTGGACACATCAAGGCCAAGCCTAATGCCAGCAGAGATCAGATTGCTGACCCCTGACACAGTTTGAAACAAAACCCCATACCCCACCACATTTGAAAATGTGGTAGAAACAAAGGCTAAATTTGAAAACTGTTCAGTAGTCCAGCCTAAAGTGGCTAAAGCTTCAATCCCTGACAATCCTTCTAATGTCATAAGACTGGTGACTTCAGCTTCCAAAGCAGCTAAAGCTTCTCCAGTTAACAAAGTTTCCACTGTCAATCCTGTAGCAGCACTGAGTTCTGAGGCCAATAAGACCATATCCACAACAGCAGACAGAATTCCTCCCATTCTAAAACATAAAAAAAGGATTTACTTACAAGTGTTAAATGAGATAGCTTGTTTCTGCTTGGCTGGTCAGCTTGTAAACTAAACTTACTCCTGCCGGGTCACATGAGGTTGGGACAGCCCCTTTGGGGCTGAGTCACAACAAAGAGGCGGGAGGATGTGGGTGCTGACAACAGCACTGCATTGGCAGGCTGCCTAGCTAATTGGCAGTCTTCCTGACTGTTGGCAGGCAGCCTATGCAGCTTGGAGCTATTCCCAGATGCTGGGCCTGGAGCCAGGGTTAATAGTAACCGTGCCAAGTTCACTAAACATGCCTACATACAAGTGTGCAAGGTCTTTTTTTTATTCCAGGAGGAGGCCTGAGGCCTCCTGCCTCCGCCTCAGTATAAAAAAAGGAGAGAGGCAGTGTTGGTTCATACTTACTTGGACTAGTTCTTGCAGCCCACGTTGCTCAGAGGAGGCAGGTAAAA